CATCACGTCAAAATCTTTACCTGATAAGTGTTTTAAGCTCATGCGCTTGCTCCTGTTAGGTCTAAGGCAATGTTAACGGTGATCTGCTTTGGACTATTAAACGGGGTGAGTTTTAACCACACTTGTACGTGTGTGCGGGTGACCCAAATAATTTGAATGGCATCGTCTGCAGGTTTTTTAATTTCACCTGGGAAATGCGTACCAGCAAAACTAAGGCTACTGCTCATTTCGCGCAGTGGGCGACCAAAAAATGTTTTGTTGTTGGCAATACTAATAGGGGTGCTATTTAGCTGTCTGTTACCCACACGGGCTATGGCTAGCAAGCGAACGGCACGGGCGGCTTTATCGACCACGCGCAAATGTTCAACTACTTGGTAGTCACCACCTGGTATGTCTAACAAATTGCAATCACCCCAATATGTACCTGGGTAATCAACATAATGCTGAGGCACACTAAATCTAAGGGTGTCTAAGGCGGCTAATAGTGCATCTGGTAGCTCTACATCGTCGCTGTCTACTGGTGTTTCACCTAAACCCACCACTGCGCCTGTTGCTACGCGCATGGGTGTGTCGGCAATGCTTACGCCTGCATGTTGTAAACGGCCAGCTAATACACCTACGTCGTTACCGTGCAGGTTTGGCACTATGGCAACTCGATGTGCTGCTACGCCATCAATAATGGCTTGCTGTGCGGCCAAATAGACAGCCCATGTTTGTGTGGCGGCATCAATTGCAGGTGATACACCTAACATAAATACGCGACGGCTGAATGTATTCAGTAATTCAACGGCTTTGGTGTGCAATGCGTCAACTTCTGCACTGGTAACAACGGGTGTTAGCACTACGATTGCTTCAGGGCTAATGCCTGCGGCTACGGCTAAATCAATACCTGCGGCCCAATCAGCAGCGGCAATAGGAACACAGGTTGCGCCCCATTGTTCACCACCGTTTAATTTAGCGGCAATTAATGCGGTTTTTAGGTCAGAATCTGCAGCACCTAACAACACGTCAAGGTCTGATTGTTGATCAAGCGAAATAACAGTATCAACACCACTGGGTGCAATACCTACGAATAAAAAGTGGCGCTCGACACTAGGCAAAGAACCCTGTACCAGATTTAGCGCGTTTACAATTACCTTGCCTTGAGCCATGATTTTTCCTCTTTAGTTCATTTGGGCTACGATTTCATCAATGATGAAGTCAGCCATTTCTTGTGTTTCTTTCCAGTTCATACCTACAAACGGTCGCCGTGGTCTTGGCATTCTCCAAACAGACTTGGTATATCCTGTATCAATTCCCATTTGCCTTATCAGCAACCCTGCTAAACCGCGACTAAAGTTTGTGGTTATGTAGCGCATTGACGGTATTTTCCCTTTACCACCATTTCGCCTTTTGCCGTTTTTTTCTTTTCTTTTCTTTATTCTAAAACCGCCATCAATTAGGGTTTTTGCTTGTTTTTTTGTGGCTCTTTCGATTTGGTTTCGATTAAGTTTGTTTTCATATCTAGCCACAGTCATTTTTGTTTTCATTTGACCAGTGCTGTGTTGTTCAACTTTGTTTTGTTCAACGTTAAACTCTTCACCGATGCCGTGATGATGGGAATAGGCAAGCTTGGCCATCATGGTATTATGAAAGGTTAATTTCATTCGTTCAGAGTCAGAAAATGATGTAAGCAACTGCTTAAGTCCTGACATCATTTTTTTACGGCTGCCGTCTTTTCTTTTATTTTTTCGCTTGTCCCATTTTTTGCCGTCTGGTGTTTCTTGTTTTTGTTGGTTTTTGGTGCTGTGGCTTTTCGCCTTTCTTCCAATTTTTTGTAACAGTCGTTTTTTCTGGCTGTCATTCATAGACAACAACGCCAGCGTTGCTTTAAATTTTTGGGTGCCATTCAGATGCGCATCAAAATTTATGAGTGGTTCAGCCATCGTTTACAGCCTCGCCTGCCACTTCTACGGTTTCGGCGGTGTCTATTTCTGGCGGTGTATCGCTGTACCTTTTATCCCCAAACAGGTATTCACCATTTGGATCTTCGGATAGATAAACTTTTTCTGAAAAAGGCAGGCTTACCATGACATCTACTGTGTTGTCGTCTACAGGCTCTATGTCAAAATTTGGTTCTTCTAATTGTTCGTTGGTATCGCTTTGGTTGTTGTTGTAAACCCAACTTGTGAAGTGGGTAAGAATGCGCGTGGCGTCACCTTTGTAATTTGATATTTCATATACGGCTTCGTACATCACATAACCAGCTACTAATGATCCTACGGCTTCTTTTTTGCCACTTATTTGCATTTGGCATTCAGTTATAAAGCAACTTAATTGCTCGTCTGCTACCAAGTTCAATTCGGTGATATACGCCAATAGTTGTTTAAATTTTTTCATTACAGCAATTCACAGGTCACGCCTGCCTTACCTAACAATTGCCTGGTGTATTGGTCGGCGCGTTGCCTGTACCAATCCTCTGTTTGTTCTGCTTTGTCGCTGGTTACATCGCTTACTTTGCGGCTGGTAACGGTGGTGTAACGTCTTATTAATTCACTTTTAGCCCAGTGCATCACGGCAGCAAAATACAAGGTAACAAACTGTGTGGGGAGGTCTTGACCCGGTGCTTGGTCTAATGTTGAAGCACCTTCTAATTGCCACTGTGCTTGTTGTGCTTTTACCCTGCCATTAATTTCAATCATGGCTAGGATTAATACGTTGAGCACCACATCTAAACTGTAGGTGTTGGCGACTTTGTATTGCTCTTGAAAATCACCGACTTTTACATCAGGTAAAAAATCGTTATTGGGTATTTCGGTGGTGCTAAATACTTCATCACGGCCTGTAAAACTCATAGTCTTACACCTTTTTTGTGACCGTTTGTGCCCATTAAACACACGGCAGGCAGCAAACCAAAACCATGATGCCAGTGGCTATGGTTAGGTTTTACTACTGCGTGTGCGGCTGGGAGAAACTTCATATTACTTGGCCTCTTGAGCCATTTTTGCAGTTAGGTCTCTAAGCACTTTTATAACACCGGCTCTGTCATTAAATGCTAATGCTTGGGTCCAATATCCGTGGGCACCTAATTCGTTTTTAGCGGCCATTTCTAACTTACCTGCCATGGCAAAGACTTTGCCTTTTACAATGGCGTTTACGTCCCAGCCTGATTGAATACCTTGTATGGCAAATTCAATGTATGGTGCGGGTTGTTCGGCTTTAAGTTGGCGAATGGCGTAGTCGCTGAGTTCGTCACAAATAAAGGTTTCAAAATTAGGAGTAGTGAAGCGCACCGGCAGCTTTTGTCCTTGCTGCATGGCTAGCGTTACATATTTAAATGCCAGTTCAAATTGTTCACAGTCAAACAGCCACACCACCACTTGCGACAAAATGGCGTTGGGGTGATCGTGTTCGCTTTCTTGGTATTTTTTTAAATAGTCCAAGTAGTTAGGAATAATATGGGCTTTGTATTCCAACTTTTTAAGCTTTGTTTTCAGCCCCTTTAAGGTAATCAAATCGCCTTCTAGCGAGGCTTTAATAATGTCGTATTCTTGGTTCATGGTTTTATTTTCGACACTATCAAGCACGTTAATTTTTTGTTTTTGCTGTGCTGTTCTAACTTTTTGCTGATGATTGGTGGCTGCATTGCCGCCTAACGACTGTGAAATACCGGCGTAAATTGGTGTAGGTGCCACAACCTTTTCGCCTTTGGCGAGTCGTTGTTTAATTTTTAGTTGATTACGTTGTGCAATATTCATTTTGCTTTCCCAGCGGTAGTTAAAATATGCTTTCTAAAAAAGCCTGAAACGCTCAGGCTTTTTGGTGAAAATATACTTAGTTTATGGTTCTTCAGTAAACTTGACGTTGGCACCTTCTGCATAAGCCGCTTTATCTAGAGTTTCAACTACGTACCCTTCATTTTGGCTCATGAAATCTTCGTAGCGGTTTTTCTCAGGCTTGTCTTTAATATGACGACGCATAGACCCTTCTTGGTAGTACAAACTCAGGTTATCTAAGCTAGTCACCAATACACCACGTGCAGGGAAATACGGCACGGTAAGCGATTTAAGACCGCCATACGTTTCAATGCTTTGTGCTACTTCAATTTTGGCTTTTTCGGTGGGCGTTTCGCCGTGTGCGTCGTATACCTTGCCTTTATCACGGGTGATTAAGTCACGGCCTACAATGGCAATTAGGTCACCACCATCTGCATATTCTTCTGGGATCATGCTTTTTACTGAATGTACAAAGCTGTTTAGGTTTTCAAAGTCACCACTTGCACCTAATCTAATTTCACCTACTGTGCCGCCTTCTGTTAGTACCTGGGCTGCGGCTTGTTCGCGTAAAATTTGCAACCAACCTTTGTTCATGTCTTCACCAAGCGCATTGGCAACTGGGTCGGTGGTGCCTGCTACACTTGTACCGTGCCAACCAATCATGACTTTATTGGTGGCAATAGCTTTCATAATGTAACGTTGATAACGCTGCACTAAATCAGGGAATTTCGCCCATGTATCAATCATGATGTAACGAATAGCGGTGTCGGTATCGGTTTGAAATAGTTCATAACCTTTTGCATCAAGGTCTAGCAATTCTCGTGCTGTTCGTTCACCTGCACCGGTTGTGTCGGTACGAGTGGTAATTAGTCCACTTGCACTGCCCATCAGCTTTTCGCCTTTTAGCTCAGTGACGGGTAATACATTAATCATTTGTAAAAACTGACTTTGCAGTACAATTTTATCGGTCAACTGTTGATGCAATGAAGGCTCAACCGCAAAACTTTGCGATACAGACGCCACACCATAAGTTGATGCCATTGCCGTTAACATGGCTGCGAATTTTGCTTGCGATGCTTTTGAAAATCTCATAATTAGTCTTTCCTTTTGGGCCTGACTTTTAGTTAAAAATTGCTTAGGTCTGGCCTAAAGCACTTGTTCTGATTCGCCACCTTTTGGCGGTGTTTCTTCGCCTGCAGGTGTTTTGCTTAATTTTTCAATCGTGGCTGTTAGGGCCGTAATTTGTTCAGACAATGCGGTTACTTCGCCTTGCAACTTAGTGGCTTGTTCCTGTGAAAATGCCACTGACTCTGAGGAACCACCCTCAGAGCCGCCGGCTTCACCATCACCATCAGGTTC